GTTCGCAACCTGGCTGGGCGCGGTGCTGGATGCAAAGGCCGCCGGCCGTCACCATGCCGACGGCGCCAGCCGCATCGTGGGAGCCCTGACGTCCACCGTGCTTGCCGATCTCGAAAGGCGGGGCCTTCGGCCATCGACCGGCGCCATCAGCGTATCCAGCCGGGAAATCCTTCATCTGCTGAATGATGGCAAGAAGGCGGACGGCAAGGCCATCGACATCACTGACCTCATGCGCCTGCCGGAGATCATGGCGAAGCCCATTGCCATCCTGCGCGACCGGCGCGACGGACGGCTGCTCTACATCTTCGAGCCTTCGATCCGCGATCCGCGTGACGGCAAGGTAGTCGTGGTGGTGGAATACCGGGGCCGGCTGCCGGCACCCAACCCAAACCGCAGCAAAGGCGCAGTGAACACGATCCGGTCGGCGGGATACGTGTCCCGCAACAATCTGCGGGACCCAAGTTTCTACGATATCATTTCCGGAGAGATTTGACCGGTCCGGGGGTGCGCCACATCCCCATCGGTATCAGGACGGCCCTGCCTACCTGTCGGCCAAGCGTCTTTCCAGACTTCTCGGACCGGTCAGATGACAAGATAGGCCCCATGGCGCTGCCCGGCAAGACCGCAATTCCCACATCCGGCACAGAAGGTCAGGGAGCCGGTTGGCAGCAATCAGACTCCCCTTTCCCCGCCGCGCGGGCAAAAACCCGCCAGACCCCGTTAGAAACCCCCTTTAAGAGGCATTCAAGACGGCATGGATCGCCGGACCCGGCGTCTGGCGGGTCAATGGTCCGGATCGGGGGTGGGGCCGGGCACCACGCCGGGAGACGCGCGTCTCCCGTTTGGGGTGGTCCCCGATGCGCCAAGAATGACCACATGACGACGCGAAACGCAAGCCCGGCCTGTCAACACCTCGCCCTGTGCCAGGCGGTGGCCATCGGCGAGGGCGCGCCGGAGTGGGTCCACCTGATGCCGGCCGGCGTCAGCCAGACGGTGAACGGCACCGGCCCCTTCGTGCTCGACGCCGCCGAGATCGAGGCCGTCATCGCCGCATCGCTCAAGTCGTCGCCCGACGGCAAGCTGGTCATCGACCTCAATCATTCGACCGATCTCGCCGCGCCCAATGGCCAGCCATCACCGGCGCAAGGCTGGATCGAGGCGCTGGAACACCGGACGGACGGCCTCTATGGCCGCGTCGCCTGGACCGATGCCGGCAGGACGGCGCTCAACGGCCGCGCCTACCGCTTCATCTCGCCGGTCGTCACCTACGCCAGATCGACGGGCAAGATCATCGCGCTGCTGCGCGCCTCGCTCACCAACAACCCGAACATCCTTTCACTGAAGCCGGTGCTGAATGCCGCAATCACGGAGACTGACATGGACCTTCTGAAGGCGCTCAACGCCCTTCTCGGACTGCCCGAGACGGGCACCGCCGAAACCGCACTTGCAGGCGTCACCGCCCTCAAGTCCGCCACCACCCTCAATTCCGGCGCCATTGCCAAAATCGCCAGGGCGGCAAAGCTGGCCGGGGACGCCGATGCCGAGACGGTGGTCAACGCGGTGACGGCGCTGGCGGACCCCTCGAAGATGGTTCCCGCCGCGACGGTGACGGAACTGCAGACGGCGCTCAACACGGCGGGCGCCCGCATCAAGTCGCTCGAGGATGGTGCCGCGCGCAAGGCGGCCGAGATCTTCGTCGACGGCGAGATCGCCAAGGGCCGCGTCGGCATCAAGCCGAGCCGCGACCACTTCATCGCACTCCACATGGCCAATGCGGCGGAGGCCGAGAAGGTCGTCAGGGGCTTCCCTCTGATGGCGGGCGAGATCACCTATGCCGCGCCGGGCGGTGACGCCGCGACGGTGCTCAATGCGGCGGAGGCCGCCGTCGCCAAGATGCTGGGTCTCAAGCCCGATGACATGGCAAAGACCCGCCAGCAGATCCAGGAGGCGATGTAAATGACCGCTCTTGCCACAGGACGCAACACGCCCGAAGCCATCGGTGATATCGAGGAATATCCGGTCCTCGCCGGCGCGCTCTGCTACGAGGGAGGAATCGCCGTCCTCGATAGCAACGGCTATTGCAAGCCCGGCGTGACCGGCGCGGGGCTCATCGCCGCCGGCTGCTTCCAGGCCCGCGCCGACAATTCTGCCGGAGCCTCGGGCGATATCAGGGCGAAGGTGAAGAAGGGTGTGTTCCGCTTCGCCAACTCGGCCGGCGCCGACGAGGTGCTGATCAGCCATGTCGGCGACAATTGCTACATCGCCGACGACCAGACGGTCGCGATCGTGGCCACCGGCCGCTCGATCGCCGGCCGGGTCGAGCAGGTCGACGCGCAGGGCGTCTGGGTGCGGATGGGCTCGGCGCTGCTGGCCGCCCCCGGCGGCGCGCTGCTGGCCGCCAACAATCTTTCCGACATCGGCACCCCCGCGACGGCACGGATCAATCTCGGCGTCGATGCCGGCATGGGCGCGCCAGCCTTCGTCATCGGCGCCGAGGCGGGCGACATCATCAACGTGTCGATCCAGCTGAAGGACATCGCCGGCGCGGATCTCGCCGTGCGCGGTGCGCTGCTGGCCTATCTGTCGGACGACGCCAATGGCGACTCCGTCGCCGCCACCGCGCCCGACACGGTGGCGATCGGCACGGATGGCGTGGCGGTCCCGCTCGTCGCCGGCAAGGTGTTCCTGCTGACCTCGGAAGCCGACGGCGACATCGACATCAACATCACCGAGGACGGCGCCGACACCTGGTATCTCATCCTCGTCATGCCGAACGGCCGGCTCGCCGCCTCCGGCGCCATCACCTTCGCCTGATCCGAAGCTTCGAAAGGGTTTTTTCATGCTCATCACCTCGGCCAACCTCAACGCGCTCCGCACCGGTTTCCAGACCTCGTTCCAGAATGGCCTCGCCATGGCCTCGTCGATGGCGGCCATGGTCGCCACCGAAGTGCCGTCCTCCACGGCCAAGGAGCGCTATGGCTGGATCGGCAAGATCCCCAATGTCCGCGAATGGATCGGCCCGCGCCAGGTCCAGAACATCTCCGAGTCCGACTACACGATCGACAACAAGGACTGGGAGCTCACCATCGGGGTCGGCCGCAACGACATCCAGGACGACACGCTCGGCATCTATGCCCCGCTGTTCCAGGAGATGGGCCAGTCGACCGGAGCCTTGAAGGACCAGCTGGTGTTCGGCCTGCTGAAGGCGGGCTTTAACACCAACGGCTTCGATGGCCAGTTCTTCTTCGACACCGATCATCCGGTGCTCGCCGCCAACGGCGCTGCCACCACCTATGCCAACACCGATGGCGGCGGCGGCACGCCGTGGTACCTGCTGTGCACCAACCGGGCGCTGAAGCCGATCATCTACCAGAAGCGCCAGGACTGGATCTTCGTGGCCAAGGACAATGTCAACGACGACAACGTCTTCACCAACAAGGAGTTCGTCTATGGCGCCGACGCGCGCGGCGCGGTGGGCTACGGCTTCCCGCAGATGGCCTGGGGCTCGAAGCAGACGCTGAACGCCGCCAACTACGCGGTGGCCCGCGCCGGCATCCAGAACATGAAGGGCGACTATGGCAGGCCGCTGGGCCTGGTGCCCAACCTGCTGGTGGTTCCACCCTCGCTGGAAAGCGCCGGACGCCAGATCCTCAACAGCGAATATGGCGCCGGCGGCATCACCAACGAGTGGAAGGGCACGGCGGAGCTGCTGGTCTGCCCGTGGCTGGCCTGAGCCTGAGCCACTGAACACCCCTTTCGAAGGACACCGATCCATGGCCAAGACTGAAGCAACCTCCACCATCACCGTCATCGCCCGCCAGAAGAGCCGCTGGCGCTGCGGCATGGAATTCACCGCCGAGCCGCGCGAGGCCGAGGTGACCGAAGCCCAGGCCAGGGCCATCGCGGACGATCCGCTGCTCGCCATCGTGCCGGCGCGGGAAAAGGACAAGAAGGACAAGAGCTAGGTCACGCGCCAGGGGTAGCTGGCGAAGGCCAAGACGGCCCCGCCGGCCCACCAGGTGGCGGGGCCAGCATCTTCCGGTCCGCCTGCGCCGGATCGACGGAATAACAAGAGGGGGAGGTCCGGTACTGCCCGCAAGGCACCCGGCACAGGGGTTCAGCCCGCCTCCCCGAACCATTGAAGCGAGCGCATGAGCTACATCACCCAGGCCCAACTCGAGGAGCGCTACGGCGAGCGGATGCTGATCCAGCTGACCGACCGCTCGGTGCCGGCTGCGGGCGTGATCGACGCGGCGGTGGTGAACCGGGCCATCGCCGACACCGCCGCCGCGATCGACGGCTTCCTGGCGGGCCGCTACAGCCTGCCGCTGGCCAGCGTGCCGCCGCTGCTCACCGATCTCGCCGGAGCGATTGCCATCTACAAGCTGCACCGCAAGGTGAGCGACGACAAGATCCGCGCCGATTACGATGACGCGATGAGGCGGCTGCGCGACATTGCCTCGGGCACCATCCGCCTCTCGGTGGCGGGGCTTGAGCCGGCATCGGGATCCGCCAGCACGGTGCGCACCAACGCGCCGGAGCGGCCGTTCACGCCCGCCAGCATGAAGGGGTACATCTGATGACCGGTGCCGCCATCCGCATCGGCGGCCTCGACGCGGCGCTGGCAAAACTGGACGGCATCGCCGCCAGGGCGCGCCATCCGCGCGGCATGTGGGAGAACATCGGCGGGCACCTGGTCTCGGCAACGGTGCAGCGCTTCATTACCGAACGCGGCCCCGGCGGCAATCCCTGGCCGCAGAGCCT